ATTTGCTCCGGGCTGGCAGTAAGGGTGAGATGCTGGAAGACTTGCAGAAGGCGCAGCATTACATTGAGAAATGCATTGAGGTATTGAATGGCTAGACAGCGGATAATTGCGACACCCGAGGAGTTTGACGAGCGGGTGAATGCGTATGCAAAGTCGCGGACCAAGGAGGAGCCGATGACCATCACAGGCATGGCCTTGGCACTTGGTTTCTCGTCAGTGGTGACCCTCTACGAGTATGAGAAGAAGCCGGAGTTCAAGCGGTCGGTAAAGCGAGCGCGGACGCTGGTGGAGAATGCGTATGAGAAGCGGCTACACGCGCATAATCCAACGGGTGCGATCTTCGCGCTGAAGAATATGGGGTGGTCAGACCGGCAGGATATTGGTATCGAGGCAGTTGCAACACCGACCAGAATTGAACTGGTCTCACCAGATCGCGAGAAAGTCGTCAACGCAGAACTCAAACATGGCAGCAACACAGATACAGTTACCACCCAAGTTAATTCCGCTGTTCTCGCCCCCAAGGGGTGACCTTCGCTATCGCGTGTCCTTCGGAGGCAGAGGCTCGGGCAAGAGTTTCACATTCGCGCTCATGGCGGCGATCTGGGGATATACGGAGAAACTGCGGATTCTATGCACCCGCGAATTGCAGGTCAGTATCAAGGATTCGATGCATGCCGAGTTGAAGAACGCGATTGCCTCGCAACCGTGGTTACACGCGCACTATGAGGTCGGTGAAGCGTTCATTCGCGGGAAGAATGGAACGGAGTTCATTTTCAAGGGACTGCGGCACAACATCTCGTCAATCAAGTCGATGGCGAAGATTGATTTGTGCATTGTCGAAGAAGCGGCAGATGTGCCGAAGGAGTCGTGGCAGGCGCTGTTGCCGACGATCCGCGAGAAGAAGTCGGAGATTTGGGCGATCTACAACCCTCAGTCGCCCAGTGACCCAGTTGATCACATGTTCCGGCAGAATCCCCCGCCGAGGTGCATGGCGGTTGAGTTGTCATACAAGGACAACCCGTGGTTCCCGCCTGAGTTGGATGAACAGCGCCAGCATGATCGTGAGGTGATGTCGCCAGCGGACTATGCTTGGATCTGGGAAGGCGCGTATCTGACCAACTCGGATGCTCAGGTGTTCGCCAATAAGTTTGAGGTAATGTCGTTTGAACCGTCAGAGGCGTGGAGCGGTCCCTACTATGGGCTTGACTTCGGGTTCGCGGCTGATCCGACTGCTGCGGTGAAATGCTGGATCGGTGAGGATTGCCTGTGGATTGAGCAGGAAGCCGGTAAGGCTCGGTTGGAGTTGGACCAAACGGCGATATTTCTGATGGAGCGGATGCGGGATATCGACAAGTATGTTATACGGGCAGACTCTGCCAGACCGGAATCGATCAGTTACCTACGGCGAAACGGGTTGCCAAACATGCAGCCAGTGAAGAAGTGGGCAGGGTCTGTCGAGGACGGTATTGCGTATATCAAGTCATTCCGCAAGGTGGTGATCCACCCGAGGTGTGAGGAGACAATCAAGGAATTTAGTGTATATTCATACAAGATTGATCGATACTCGGGGGATATAATGCCCCAAGTGATCGACGCGAATAATCACTATATCGACTGCATACGCTATGCATTGGCACCGATGATTAGCAAGAAGGGCAAGCCTGGAATCAGAGCACTATGAGCATCTTCAACCTCTTCCGTAAGGACAGCCGCGCAGCACCTGCACTGGTGATGTCACCCGGACAGCCGCAGTGGTCGCCGCGAGATTATCGGTCCTTTGCGGATGAGGCGTATACGAAGAATGTGGTGGCGTATCAAGCGATCAATCGTATTGCTGATGCGGTGGCGTCCGTTAAATGGACGGCATGGCGCAACGGGCAGCAACTATCCGACCACCCCATCCTTGAACTGATTCACCATCCCAACCAACAGCAGTCCGGTGTGGACTACATGCGAGCGAAAGTCAGTTATCTGATGATCGCTGGTAATGGTTATGAAGAACGGGTGACGGTCGGTAATCAGGTGCGCGAACTCTATCAGTTGCGTCCTGACCGGATGAAGGTGGTGCCGAGCAAGAACGGCACACCTGAAGCCTATATCTACACGGTCAATCATCAGTCAGTGCGGTTCCCTGTCGGCCCAGACGGGGATGGTGATGTCCGTCATATGAAGTTGTTCAATCCGCTGAACGACTGGTACGGCATGTCACCGATCGAATCAGGCGCATTTGCGGTTGATCAGCACAACCTCGCGATGAACTGGGTGCAATCACTGCTTCAGAACTCGGCGCGACCTAGTGGTGCGCTGGTGACGAAGGACAGCTTGGAACTCAGCGATGACAACTTCAACCGGTTGAAGACCCAGATTGAGGAGCAATACTCAGGCGCGACCAACGCTGGGCGTCCGATGCTGTTGGAGGGTGGTCTCGACTGGCGACAGATGGGGTTGTCTCCGATGGATATGAACATCTTGGAGACCAAGTTCTCAGCGGCACGGGACGTGTCACTGGCATTCGGTGTGCCACCACAGTTGCTTGGTATCCCTGGTGACAACACCTACGCCAACTTCCAGGAAGCACGACTCGCTTTCTGGGAAGACACGGCGATCCCGTTGCTGGATCTGATCGCGAGTGATTGGACTTCGTGGCTGGGGAAGCCCGATAGTGTCATCCTGCGGCCTGATCTTGACCATATTCCGGCGATCGCTGACAAGCGCAGAGCGTTATGGCGGATGGCAGACGAATCACGCGATTTGACGATCAACGAGCGACGAGCATTGAAGGGCTACGAGCCGCTACCCGAGGGGGATGTCTTGCAGGATCAAGAGACTGACCGCAGGCGCACCGGTACGGGTGGGCGCGATGATGTGCCTTCTCCTGAACTGATGAAATCGCTCGGGTATGGCGATGACTGACGAGGAATATGCCGAGGCGCAAGAAGCGTTGTGGCAGCGCATTGAGGCGCAGTACGAGCCGTTGCTGGAGCAGTTGTTCTTGACGGCGATGCTGGCGACAGCAGACCGTTACGAGGCGAGTGGCAACCCGGTGGTTGCTGATGATCTGCAACGGGAGATCGCTGATCTGTTGCAGCAACTCTGGGAGAAGACAGTACGCGAAAGCGGCGAAGCTGTCATGGCCGAGTTTGAAGGCAAGCAGTTGTGGGATCTTGAAACAAAGCAAGAGCCGTTTTGGCGCAGAATTACTGAGGCAGTGATACAGAGTTCAGGCGCACAGAAGATTCGATCGATTGTGCAGACAACGCAGACGCAGATCCGGCGCATTATTGGCCGAGGTGAAGCTGAAGGATTGAAACGGCCTGACATTGTGTCGAGAATCCGTACAATGGCACCGGAACTGTCGAAAATCCGTGCAAGGATCATCACAAGGACTGAGGTGCATAGCACGGCACAATTTGCGAGTAATGCGGTGGCGAAGTTTAGTCGATTGCCATTGCAGAAGCGGTGGCTATCGACGATCGATTCCCGGACACGGAGTTTTGCTGAAAACGATGTGTTTGATCATGTGTTGATGCACGAAACAGCAGTTAATGTCAATGATGTGTATTATGTGCCTAAGAATGATGGTACAACGGAACCGTTAGAGTTTCCTGGAGATCCCAAAGGTTCACCGAGCAACATTATCAACTGTCGATGCACCCAGCGATATAGGTTGAGATAATGCCGACACCAAGAGCAGGCGAAAGCAGAGATGAATGGCTGGAGCGTTGTATGGGCGATCCAGAGCAGAATGAAGATTTTCCTGAACAGGCGCAACGCTATGCGGTCTGTATCAGTAAATGGGAAAGTAAAGCCGAATCCTATAAGCCAACTGCCGAAATGGCAGAAGAAGCGCAACGAGGGCTGGATTGGCGCAAAGAATTTAATCGCGGTGGTACTGAAGTAGGTGTTGCCAGAGCAAGGGACATTGCAAACCGTAGGCATTTGTCAGAAGATACCGTCAAACGGATGGTGAGTTATTTCGCTCGGCATGAGGTTGATAAGGAAGGTGAGGGGTGGAGTCCAGACGAAGAGGGCTATCCCAGTGCTGGTAGAATAGCGTGGGCTTTGTGGGGTGGAGACCCCGGCAGGAGTTGGGCAAACAAGATCAATCGACAGTTGGACGATGAGAAGCAGATGAGCGAGATCCAGTACAAATCATTGGAGTTGGAACTCAAGCGCGAGCCTGATGAGGATGGCGTGTTTGAGGGTTACGCCTCTGTTTTCGGCATCGTTGATCAAGGCATGGATGTGGTCGAGCGCGGTGCATTCACCAAGTCGCTCTCACAGCGCAAGCCTAAGATGCTTTGGCAACACGACACCGAGAAGGTGATCGGTGTTTGGGACGAAGTTCGTGAAGATGAGCGCGGTCTGTATGTCAAGGGACGGCTGCTGCGTGACATTGAGAAAGGTCGCGAAGCAATGGCTCTGCTCAGGGCTGGTGCCATCGACAGTATGAGCATCGGATATCGGACAGTGGAATCAATCCCCGAAGCGAACGGTCGTGTCCGCAAGCTGACTGAGGTGGATCTGTTTGAAGTGTCGCTTGTGACCTTCCCGATGCTGCCCGATGCAAAGGTGACTGCGGTGAAGTCGATTGAGACTCCCCGCGATTTTGAGCGATTCCTGCGTGATGCAGGTTTCTCTCGCAAGCAATCCGTGGCGATTACCAACCACGGCTTTAAGGCTATCCAAGATCAGCGTGACGCTGTAGAGGAAGAGCCAGTCGAACAGGTGGATTTTGGTCCACTACTCGCTAAACTCGGCCAATTACAGGAGACCCTACGTCATGGCTGAAGAGATCAAAGCGGCAGTTGAAGCTGTCGATACCCTGAATCGTGCGTTTGAAGAGTTCAAGCGTGCTAATGATGAAAACCTACAGTCTCGCGATGCGCTGCTTGAAGAGAAGATGCGTAAGATCGAGGCCGACATGGACGCTGCCCAGAAGATTGCCGATGAGGCTGCTCTGGCTGCAAAGCGTCAGGCTCGCGTTGTCACTGATCAGGCTGGTAACGAGGTTGACCTCGACGCCAAGGCTCTGAAGTGGGCGCAGGGCATTGCCAAGGCTCGCGGTACTCAGGTACATGAGTTCGGCAAGGCTGATCTGGACGCTTACAAGGCTGCTCTCGACAGCTACCTGCGTAAGGGCGACCAGATGTTGTCCAACGACGAGGTGAAGGCTCTGAGCGTTGGCTCTGATCCTGATGGTGGCTATGTGGTCAATCCCGACCTCGGCGGTCGTATCGTTCAGAAGGTCTTTGAGACCTCTCCGATGCGAGCCTATGCTGCCGTGCAGACCATCTCTACCGATGCTCTGGAAGGTCTGTTTGACCTGGAAGAGGCTGCTTCTGGCTGGGTTGGTGAGACCGAGGCTCGCGCTGAGACCAACACTCCGCAGTTGGGCAAGTGGCGCATTCCTGTCCATGAACTGTATGCCAAGCCGAAGGCAACCCAGAAGTTGCTGGACGATGGTGAGATCAACATGGAAGCATGGCTGGCGACCAAGGTTGCTGAGAAGTTCGCCCGTGACGAGGCTGCTGCCTTCGTGACCGGTAACGGCATCGGCAAGCCCCGTGGTTTCCTGACTTACGCTGACGGTACGACCCTGCCGGGTACGATCGAGCGTGTCGATACCGGCGTTGACGGTGGCTTTGCTACTGATGGTTCCGGTGCTGACTGCCTGATCACTGCGCTGTACAGCCTCAAGGCTCAGTATCGTGCCAATGCAGTGTGGGCCATGAATCGTGCGACGACTGCTGACGTTCGCAAGATCAAGGATAGCGATGGTGCTTACATCTGGCAGGCTGGTTTGGCTGCTGGTCAGCCTGCAACCTTGCTGGGCTACCCGGTTGCTCCTTTCGAGGACATGCCTGATCCGGCTACCGATAGCTTGTCTATCGCAGTCGCTGACTGGCGCGAGGCGTATCAGATCGTTGATCGCATCGGCATCCGCACTCTGCGTGACCCCTACAGCGCGAAGCCTTATGTTGAGTTCTACACCACCAAGCGAGTTGGTGGTGATGTGGTCAACTTCGAGGCTATCAAGCTGGTTGAGTTCACCGCATAAGATCCTGCGGGGCTTCGGCCCCGCTTTTCTAAACGCATAGAGAGGAGAACCTAGAAATGCGTGACATGATTAGCAACAAGCAAGTTGTCCATCTGGGCAACGTCACTATCAGCGGCGATACCCCTGCGGCATCGTCTTGGGTGGACCTGCGTGGCTTTGACGCTTGCACTTTGGTCTTGGTCAATAACACCATCACCGATGCTGGTACTGCTGAGGGCTTCACTGCAACCATGCAGGAAAGCGATACGACTGCTGCTTCTGCTGCAACGACTGTTCCTGTCGCCAGCACTGTTGGTGGCGCTAACACTATCCAGGTGACTGCTGATAATGCTGATGACAGCATCGCTGGTGGTATTGGATATAACGGTGGCTCGCGCTATATCCGTTTCAACGTAGTCGGCACGACTAATAGTGATGCTGACGTTTCAGTTGTGGCTATTCTGAACAAGCCGCATCGTGCTGAAACCACCTTTGTTGGTACTAAGGTCGCTGCGACCTAAACTGACTCGCGGGGCTTTAAGCCCCGCCCCTATTCTATGAAAGTTAAGATCAACAAGCCTTGGCGAGTAGCCCCTGAAGGGCATACTGTTTTCACCTATCGCGTAGGTGATATTGTGTTTGGCGATCTTGCTGAACGAGCGATTGCAAGCGGCGTTGGTGTTGTCCTTGGAGAACCTGAGCCGCTTGAGATCAAACCGGTGACGGTTTACGAGAAGAAACCTGCGCCCGATATTTCAACCCGACCCAAACGTGCGTTGGAGCGAAAGCCTGCGCCGGTCAAGCGTAAGGTGCCGAGGAAGATCAGATGACACTGCGTTCGCCTGTCGGTCTTAATCAGTATCGTGGCTCCAGGCTGGTTACACCTCCAGCGAATCAGCCAATCACCGCTTCAGAACTACAGACATTCCTGCGCGTTGAT